TGGTTTGAACGTAACTGGAAAGTGGTGTGGGGACACCCACCTAGAAAAGATGAGGTGAAAAATGGCAAAGGCAAAGGGAAAGGGAAAAAAGGAAACTAAACCAACAGCGGAGGCACCGACGTTTGAGTTGGAAGACCCGTTCGTAGGCGGTGAGGACGACGATCTCATGGATATGCAGTATATCCAGGATGAGACGAAGACTACCAAGATTGAGACGCATCCTCCGGAGACCGAAGAAGAGGCCGAAGCTCTGAAAGAACAGGAGCCTAAAGAAGAGGAGAAGGAAGATGTCGAAGTCGAAGGACAGGCCGAAGAGGCAGGCGAAGAAGCCGAAGAAGCCGAAGCAAAAGAAGAGCCCGAGGTATTAGCGGAAGAGGCTGAGGTCGAGGTCGAGGAAGACCCGAAGGTTCCGAAAGGTCGGTTCGACGAAGTCAATGACCGTATGAAAAAGGCAGAAGAGAAGGTTTCTAAGCTGGAAAAGCAGCTTGAAGTGGTTGTCGAAGAGAAAACTGCGGAGCCTGAGCCGGAGCAATTTGATTATGCCGCGAAAGAGAAGGAATCGTACGACGCGTTTCTCGAAGGTGACACTGAGAAATATTCAGCTGTCCAACAAGAAATCCGTGAGGCAGAAAAAGCAGAACTCGAACGCTCAGCTAAGCGGATCGCCTCCGAAGGTGATCGAGCAGTCAAAGATGACCTGACGTTCGAAGAAGTTGGTGAACGCATCGAATCAGGCCATCCTGAGTTCGTAGAAGGCACCGAACAGTTTAACAAGGAAGCTTACGACGAACTGATGGAGTTGTACGTGGGTTACTCACGCACGGGCAAATATACGCGCGCGGATGCGCTGCAGAAGGCGGCGGACCAGACGGTACGTATTTACGGCTTTGGTGAGTCCGAAGCAGAAGAAGTTACGGATACCAGTAACGTCGTGGATATCAAAAAGCCTGATATCAAGAAAAAGACTAAGATCGCTGACAATCAGCCACCGATTAAGGAAAGTGGTACTGAAGATGATGCTGAGCCGACTATTGACCCAGTGTCGATGTCTGATGAGGAATTTGCGAACCTGCCTGAAGCAACCAAGCGGCGTATGCGCGGCGACGTTTTGTAGAATAACAGTAAGATGTTCTCGTAGAACACGCGGGGCCTCGCTTGAGGCCCCGCTTTTTTGGAGCTACAGTCCAGATTCGCGACCTGGCCGCGTTAGTGCCGGGCCCACCAACAGGGATACGTTGTCTTCGGTCCGTAGTCCGACAACTACATTCGGTATTGGTTTTCACTTAACTCGGAGCTAATAAATGGCGCTTACAAATTTTACAGCCCTCACCACAGAGGAAAAGACCGTATGGTCTCGTGATCTGTGGATGGCGGCTCGAAATGCGTCATTTGCGATGCGGTTTACCGGAAGGGGCCCAAACAGCATGATTCAGCGAATTACCGAACTCACCAAGAGTGAGAAGGGTGATCGCGCTGTGTTGACGCTTGTAGCGGACCTGGAAGGCGACGGCGTTGTAGGTGACTACACACTGGAAAATAACGAAGAGGCCATCAAGGCATTCGATACGGTCATCAACATTGACCAACTTCGCGGTGCTAACCGTCTCGCAGGCCGCATGGCAGATCAGCGGTCCGTCGTTAATTTCCGTTCTACGTCGAAAGACGTTCTTGCATATTGGCTGGCTGACCGCCTCGACCAGATGGCGTTCCTGACGCTGTCGGGCGTTGCGTATACGCTCACCAATAACGGCACAGCTCGCGCAGTTCGGCCTGCGGGTCAGAACCTGGGCGACTTGGCGTTCGCATCTGATGTCACGGCGCCGTCTACGCGGCGCTGGCGGCAGTGGGATGCCACCAACGGTCTGTCAGCCGGTGATACGACTGCGATTGTTGCAGCCGATACCCCCAGCTGGGAGATGTTGGTTGAGACTAAAGCGTTCATGAAGGACGAGTATATCCGGGGTATCAAGGGACCGGGCGGCTCGGAGTTCTACCATGTCTTCATGACGCCACAGGGCATTGCCAAGTTGAAGCAGGATTCGACATTCCTGGCTAACCTCCAGAATGCCGGACCTCGCGGCACGTCCAACCCGTTGTTCAGCGGCAGCATGATTACTCAGGACGGTCTGATCATCCATGAGTTCCGTCATGTTTATTCTTCGCAGCTCTGGGGTTCGGGCGCAGTGCCTGGTCAGGCAGTACTTTTCTGCGGCGCGCAAGCACTTGGTGTTGCAGATATTGGCTTGCCGTACTGGGACGAAGAGACGTTCGACTACGGTAACCAGCACGGCGTTTCAGTAGGTAAGATTTTTGGCTACCTGAAACCGGTGTTCAACAGCATCTATTCGTCCTCGTCCGAAGACTTCGGACTGGTACGCGTAGATACCGCGATCTAAGGATTGCAAATCGGACCCCGCCATTTGGCGGGGTCTTTTTTAACCGGAGATGTTTTCATGGAATTAAACGAGAACCGTACGCCTGCGCGAGCAGACTTCATGGCAGCAACCGACACACGTATCGTATCGGCTCATGGTGATATGTGCATGAATTTCAAAGCTGGCGAAACACGCGGAGTACCACGTGAAATGTTCCCCGCAGCTATCGCAGCAGGGCTAGTACCGATAGATTCACTGGAGATTCCGGAGGAGCCGAAAGAACCGGTTATGAAGCAGAGTAAGGAGGAAACTATTGAGTCAGGTCTCCTGGAAGCGTGTAAATTGCTCATAGCCAGGGGTAACCCGGCTGATTTCACGCAAGTGGGGCTACCCCGTGCGGCCTCTATCAAAAAGTTGGTAAACTTTGATTTTAACGGCCAGCAAGCCAAGCGAGCTTTCGAGCTGGCTATGTTCGAGGTGGAAAACGATGGCGACGAAGGTACGGAGCCTGCTGAATCGAGCGGCAGCACTACTGAATGACGAAGAGTTCGTTCGCTGGAAAGAAGCTGAACTTCTGGAGTGGCTGAACGATGGCCAGAAAGCTGTAGCACGAGGTCCGGCAACGGATGCTTATGTGCTTCGGGATGACATTACCTGCGTTGCAGGCACGGTTCAGGATTTGCCCGGTGATACAGTTCGGCTTATCGACGTAGTAAAAGCTGTTGCAACCGGGAGTGCTATTTTGCAGGCAGATTATGCGTTGGTGGATATTCTGGCAGGACAGTGGCGGGCAGCTGCAGCAGCTGAGGCGCAGAATTTTTTCTACGACGAACGAAATCCGAAACAGGTCGAACTCTATCCGCCGCAAATTGGTGGCGAACTTATTGAGATTCTGTACAACGCAATGCCAGCAAATGCGTTGGTCAATGGCAGTATTGCTATTGACGACGCTTACGCCGATGCTTTGATTGACTACATGGTTTACCGTGCGCTTAGTAAGGACACAGAAGACACGGCAACGGATTTGCGTAAAGCAGACGCGTTCTATAAAGCATTCCTGGTAGGTGCCGGGTTTAAAGACGCGACTGATGCTCTTATTGAGCCACCGAGGTCATAAATGGCGAATGTAGCCGTAAACACATTAGTTCAGGATATTATTGCAGATATTCCTGAGATACCTGTCTTCATTGCTGCGCGACAATATATACGGGCGCTACGCGAACTATGTGAGAAAGCTCGGGTGTGGCGTATCAATGACACATTTACAGTGAGTAGTAGCTTGGTTTTGACAGATATCTCAGCGCTTTTTCCGGATGACACGGAGTTAGTAGACATCGTTTCTATGAAACCCGCTGGCGGAGAAACTGAAGTTAAGCCAACAACCTATGCCCGGCTGGATAAAAATGAAGCAAACTGGCGCAGTGAAAGCTCCTTAGTTGCTAAGCAATACATACTGGAGTCAAACAACGTACTCCGATTAGTGCCATCACCGAGTAACAATGTTGTAGATGCGTATTACATACGTATGGCGATTAAGCCAACTCAAGCAACGCAGAACATCGAGTCTTTGTTAGTGAACAAGTATTCAGAGCTTTTGATTAGCGGCGCTAAAGCGTATTTATTCATGGTCCCGCGTAAGCCGTGGACGGACTTACAGTTAGCACAGTTTCACATGGCGCAGTTCCTGGGTGGGATTCCAGCGGCTAGAGCCGAAGCAACGGACGAGTTTCAAACGGGCGTAGCACGGACGGTTAAATACGGCGGGCTTTAAATGTCAGTCATACGATTCGGTGGATTTCTTGGTGAGATTCCACGCATCCATCCCAGGTTGTTACCAGAAGGTAACGCACAGACTGCGTTAAATACACGCCTGGATTCTGGCGCGCTTGATGCGGCGCGCGGCACTTCTAATCTCAAAGCCACGGTCTTAACGAACCCGATTTCGTTATATCGGTATTCGGCTTCAGTATGGCTGGAATCGATAACTGATACGGATTGGGTTGGCTATCCTATCGCTGATGATCAGTTTGGGCGGCTAATTTACGCCGATCCAACGTTTGATGGTTTGCGCGTTACGGACGCATCTTTGGTCGGTGCAGGAGGTGCGCCAGCATCATACTGGAATCTGGATGTTCCAGCACCAGCACAGGGGTTTTCTGCTGCGTTAATTGGTACGGCAGACGACGAAGACG